CAGGTAAAGCATTTGACGTGATGGTGTCTGAAATGAGAAACTACGGCTCAACAACCATTGGAGAAACAACCTATTTGGCAGCAGAGTTTACCTGTGCTGTTCAATCTACTTAAGGAGTCAAATTGGCAGTTTACGCAGCCACAGACCACAAGATTACCGTCAACGGAACGAACCTTTCGAACGTTCTTCAGTCGGTAAGCCTTGACCTATCATCAGACGAACTTGAAACCACTGCTTTTGGTGGCGGATGGCGCACCCGTGTTGCTGGCTTGAAGTCGGGTTCTGTAACCCTAAACTTCTTCCAAGACTTCGCTGCTGCTGCTGTTGATGCAACGCTATACCCGCTTTACAACACTGGCTCATACGCTACTGTTGTAATCACCCCAACCAGCACCGCAGTTTCGGCAACTAACCCTGCCTACACTGCTGTATGCTTGGTTTCGCAGTACCAGCCATTCGCATCGTCTGTTGGCGACATTGCCACCATGTCGGTTACTTGGATGACTAATGGCACTGTCTCACGTGCCACGGCCTAATAACTAAGGACTAAAATTGAAAATCAATCTACGCATTGAGTTCCTCAGTGGTGAGAGCAAAGAAGTTATTTGTTCTGCTGCTGACCTTGTAAAATTCGAGTCGAAGTTCGACATCAGTATCGCAACTTTAGAATCTGGTCTGAAGTACACTTACCTGTGCTTCTTGGCTTACAGTTCTGAGGCCCGCACTAAGGCTACTGACTTAGACTTCGATGCTTGGATGGAAACAATTTCATCAGTTGGAACGAGTGACAAAGACCCAAAATAACTGGGTTGGGCGATGAGTCTGCTCATTGGTACATCGCCTCGCTTGCTTGCGAGACTGGCATCAGTCCTCGTGAGTTGATGATGCTAGATGACAGAATGTTATGGACTTTAGGTCGGTATCTTATCTGGCGTAATCAGAAGCAGTCAATATAGGGAAGCCCTCTGCCGAAAGGTAGGGGGTTTTTCTCATTGGGTAGAATGGTTGGTATGGCTCAGGTTATTTCTCGCAACAATCGTGATGGGGTTTCCATCCCTGATTATCGTGACCTGATTCGCACTATGCGTGAGGTTGAGCCTGCACTTATTACCGAGTTAAAGCGTGATATGCGTAAGGTTGCAAAACCTATGGTGGATGCAGTTAAGAAGGGTATTCCTAAGCAAGCACCTACTCGTGGTATTCACATCACTCGCCCGCAGGCTACGCCTTCTGGTTTTAATCCTCGTGTTATTCCTGGTCGTTTAACTTGGGGTGCAAACTCACAGAACCGTAACAAGAATGTGCGGTCTGTGTTGGCTAAGACTCCTCGTGTGCGTACTAAGTTGCGTAATGGGGCTACTGAGACTTCTATTGCTCGTGTGCAGGTTGAGAACGCTGCTGTTGTTATGGCTGACATGGCTGGTCGTTCTGGTGCTTGGGTCAATAAACGACCTCAGACTCGTGAGTATCGTTATAGCCGTTCTCGTACTGGTACGAGGGTTCACAAGGTCAATGGTCAGGGTCGTGCCATGATTGATGCGTTGAAGTCGGCTCGTGGGGCTAAAGCGTCTAATGGTTCTCGTTTTGTTTACCCTTCTGCTGAGGATTCAATGGGTATGGTCAGGTATCAGGCGTTGAATGTGCTTAAGGGTGGTTTTGCTAAGGTCAATATTAAGTTGAGGAGTTAACGTGGCTGGAAGAATTTTCATTCCGATTGTTACAGCGTTCCAGTCGCAGGGCATTAAGGATGCTGTTGGTCAGTTAGACAAACTGGGTGGCAAGATTAAGGCCACTAGCGTTCTTGGTGGCGGTTTGGCTCGTAGCCTATCTGTTGGTGCTATTGGTGCTGGTGCTTTCCAGTTCTTTAAGAGTGCTATTACTGAGGCTCGTAACTATGAGCGTGAGTTAAAGGCTCTTGAGACTATTTTTGGTGCGTCTGCGCCTCAAATGCAGGAGTTTGCTAAGAACGCTTCTGGTATTGGTCTTTCGACTTCTGAGGCTGCGAAAGCGTCTACCTTCTTGGGTTCGGTTCTGAAGCAATCTGGTATGCCTATGGGTGATGTTATTGACAACACTCAAACCCTTGTTGGTCTTGCGTCTGACTTGGCTACTGTTTACGGTTATGACGTTCAAGAAGCGTTGACTGGTATGACGGCTTTGTTCCGTGGTGAGTATGACCCGATTGAAAAGTTCGGTGTCGCTATGAAGCAGGTTGAAGTTAACTCGCTTGTGGCTGCTCGTGGTCAGGCTAACTTGACTGGTCAGGCTAAGTTGTATGCACAACAGGTTGCTCGTCTTGACTTGCTTATGCAACGTTCTGCTGATGCTCAAGGTGCGTTTGCTAAGGGCCAGGGAACGTTGTTCGTTGAGCAACAGAACTTGAATGTTGCGTACAAAAACTTTCAAGCCATTATTGCTCAGGCCGTTATTCCGCCTCTTGCAAAACTTATGGGTGTTTTGTCTGACCTTGTTACTGCTAACCAAGAATCTCTCGTCAAAGTTTTTGAGGATTTGGCTAAATTTGCTACCGAGTTTATTGATGCGCTTATCCGTAATAAAGACGACATTGGTGCTGTAATCGGCTTTATGGGTCAAATCTTTGGTCTTGCTAAAGATGGTGCTATTTTCTTAATGAAGTATGGCAAGGCCATTTTTTATGTAGTTGCTGGTTTTAAGGCTGCTCAAATTGCTATGAAGGCTTGGGTATTTATTCAACCTATTTTGGTTGCTGCTACTTACGCTTCTGAGGGTGCGATGATTGCGCTCGGTTATGCTGCTGACATTGCTAAGTTGAAAGTTGCTGCTGCAACTCTTGGTCTTACTTTGCTACTTGCTGGTATTGTGCAGTTTGCTACTGAAGCACCTATTTATTTGCAAAAGTTGGAAGATTTAACTACTCAACTTGAAGCCTATGGTTACACGGCAGAGGAAATTCTTGACATAACTTCTGAAAACATTTGGAAAAATCAGGGTGATGAAGTAGACATTCTGACAAAGAAAATTGAGTATCTTAACCAAGTTGCTGCCGAATACCGTAACCGTGCTATTTTGCGTGGTAGAGCGCATGACAAAAAGAAGTCTGATGCGTTAATTTTGGCCGAGCAAGAGGCTAAGGCTCTAGCAGACCTATTGAAGAAACTCATGGAGTTCCGCCTAAAAATGCTTGAACTAATAAAAGGCATTTTCCCTACTCGTATGGTCACTCGTGAGATTGGTGCGTTTGAGAAGGCTGTTGTTGACGGTTTTGACGCTATTACGAAACACATTAACGATGGCATCAATGACAAGTTGGTGACTAAGGGTGCTGGTAAGGCTTTAAAGGATTACGCAAATCTGGTCAAGAATGAGTTGTCAAAGATTGCTTCTGAGCGTGACAAGTTGGCGAGTAAGTTCCAACTTGGTAAGGCTTTGATTGCTGATACTAAGAACGCTGTTATTGAGTTTGCTAACTTGGCGAGCATCATGTCTAACGTGAGTGAGGATGTTACTCGCACCACGTCTTACATGGTTGGCGAGTTTATGATTACGACTACTGAAACTGTGAAGTCGTTGGCTAATGCTGAGACGATTATTAGTAAGTATCGTGACATTCTTGGTCAGACTCGTGCGTTTGCTGATAACTTGACTAAGTTGAAGGCTTTGGGCATTTCTGAGGAGTTGTATTCTCAGATTCTTGCTGGTGGTCTTGACCAGGGTGCAGCGATTGCTCAGTCGCTTGTTGCTGGTGGTCAAGGTGCTGTGACTGAGTTGAATGGCTTGTTTAGTGACTTGGCTGCTGAGGGTGGCAAGTTGGGTGAGCAGGCTGCACAGGTCATGTATGGTGCTGGTATTGACTTGTCTGATGGTTTGATTGCTGGTTTGTTGTCTGCTGATGAGAAGTTGCGTAAGGCTGCTGAGACGTTGGCTAAGTCGTTCCGTGACACGTTTGATAAGACGATTACTGGTAAGAGTGTGACGAGTAAGTTTGTTGCGCCTAAGGTTGATGCTAACTATGCTGCTAGTGCGATTGCTGGCTCTCGTACTGCCCCTAGTAGTTCGGTAATCAATGTGACTGTAAACGCTGGTGTTGGTACTGATGGGGCTGGTGTTGGTAAGCAGATTGTAGACTTGATTCAGAAGTATGAGCGTACTTCTGGCAAGGTCTATGCAAGGGCGTACTAATGGCTGTTCCTTCAACTGAAGTTCTTTTAATTAGTGTTGACGGGTTTTCTACTTACGATGTGACTTCTTATGTGAAGTCTGTGTCGGTTGAACGTGGGCGCAGTCGTGAACTGGATAAGTTTGAGGCTGGTACGTTCACTATTGCGTTTGAAAACCGTTTACGCTATTTTGACCCGCAATACACTGATTCAACTACTCGCACTAACTTAGTAAAAAACCCTGTTCCTGATTTTCCTGGGCCTGCCGTATCGCCACAGGAGTCTTGGCAGTTGTTGAACCGTGGAACTGGCGGTGCTGGTACTACTACTATCGGTTCTGGTGGTGCAGTTGATGTTGTTACTACCGCTGCAAGCACAACTGCTTACTCGTTTGGTTTGACTGGCGGAAGCACAGCACAACGCATCGCTGTTACTGCTGGACAAACTTACGCTATTTCTTTTTATGCTATTTCTAGTATTAATGATGTTCGCCGTTTGGCTGCAACATTTTATGATGCTGGCGGTTCATCTTTGGGTGATGTGACTGTTGGTGTTGCACAGTCTATGACTGCTGGTATTGAGATGCGTTTTACTGGTACTTATACTGCCCCTGCTGGTGCGGTATCTATGCGTATTTATGCTGGTGCTACTACTGGTTCGGTGATACGAACTTTGGGTTCTACTATGACTTGGCGCAAGGCTTTAGTTGAGCAAACATCTACTATTGGCACATACTTTAGTGGCGATGATGTTGACAACAACTATCAAACTTTTTCTTGGACTGGCACGGCTGAGGCTTCTACTTCTACTTTGCTTGAGTACGCTACACCTTTTTATGGTTTGATTGTGCCTAATGTTGGTGTGCAAATCACTACTGAGGGTTATGGGCGTATTTACGGTTTCATCAAGGACTGGAACTTGATGTATGACGTGAGTGGCGAGTCTACGGCTGTCGCTACTGGTGCTGATGCGTTCTCGTTTCTAGCGAATCAAACTACTTCGTCAGCGTTGTCCCCTGCCGAGCAGACGGCTGGTAACCGTATCGGTTATGTTTTGGGTCAGCCTGATGTTGAGTGGCCTTATGGTGGCCCTAACTGGAGTTTGGATACTACGGGGACTTCTTTGGTGCAGTCTCACACGATTGATGCTGGTACTAACATTCTTGAGTATGCTCAGTTGGTTGAACGCACTGAGAACGGCTTTTTCTTTGTTAATCAGTCTGGGGTTATAGAGTTCCAAAAGAACGGTTATGACTTACAGAATGATGTTGTGTTTACGGATGATGGTAGTGACATTCCGTATCAGGGCGTTGAGATTATTTATGGCTCTGAACTGTTGTATAACACTATTAGTTTGACTCGTTTGGGTGGGGCTAAAAAGACCGCTAGTCGCCCTGTGTCTATTGCTGCTTATGGTAACTCGGTGTATGAGGATGACGGGTTGCTGTATGTGGATGATACGGCTACGTTGGCTGCTGCGGAAGATTTGGCTGTAAAGTATTCAACTCCTGAGTATCGTTTTGATTCGGTGACAGTGTTTTTGAATCCTCTGTCTAACGCTGACCAGCAGCGTGTGTTGAGTATTGATTTGGCTCAAATCTTGCAAGTGTCATTCACACCTAACAGTATTGGTTCTGCGATTACAAAGTATGTGCGTGTTATTGGTGTGTCTGAAAAGATGGATGTTGATGGTCACACTGTCACGTTCAAGTTGGCAACGATTGAGAACGAGATTTTCACTTTGGATAGCGATATCTTTGGTTTGCTAGACTATAACGTATTGGGTTTCTAGGAGTTTATTAATGTCTTTCAAAACATGGTCAGTTGGTGAGAAACTTACTGCATCTGATGTGAACTCTTACCTTATGCAGCAGAGCGTCATGTATTTTGCTACGACTTCGGCTCGTAACTCGGCAATTTCTAGCCCTGTTGAGGGCATGATTGCTTACATTGAAGATTCAAACATTTACACTTTTTACGATGGTTCTGCCTGGCAAAATCTTATTTTTGCATCTGCTTGGACTGCTTATACTCCAACTTTGAGCAACATTACGCTTGGCTCTGGTGGCACATCAGCGTTTTACTATCAGGTTGTTGGTAAGCAAGTAAATGTGCGTGGTCGTATCACTTTGGGTACTAGTGGTGCTTTGACTGGGGCTGCAACATTCACTTTGCCTGTTACTTGTGTTTTGTCTAACCAATTTTGGCAGTCTGGTTCATCGTTGCTTGATTCTGGTACTAACTATTTCCAGGGCGTTGTGCAGTTGGGAACTACCGCTGCTTCTCTTTATGCGGTAAACGCTTCGGGAACTTACAGCGTTTTGACTGCTACCGCCTCAAATGTGCCTTTTACTTGGACTGTGAACGATGTCATAAATGTCGGTTTTAGTTATGAGAGTGTGTAATGTCTAAGTTTGTGTGTTTTGGTGATGACTGCCCTAATAAGGATGTTGTTTACGATTTTGGTGATGACAGTCCTGCTTCGTGTGAGTGTGGCGGTTGCCACGTCATGTTGACTCCTGTTGAGGAATCTACTGATGAGTGACGAGAGACATCCCACTAATCAGGCACTTCTCCTACGCATTGAGTCAAGACTAACTGGCATTGAGTCAAAGATTGATACTCTTGCCGACCATGAGGATAGGTTGCGTGAGTTAGAAAAGGCCCGTTACCAGTCTGCTTGGGTTACTTCTATTTTGTCGTCTGCGATGGCATCCGCCATTGTTTACATGATTGTAAAGGTGTTCGTATGAGCGTTTTTAAAGAACCATTCCCTAAGAGCCTTCGTGGTGACGAGTTTGGCAATCTTGCCCCGTACCGTAATGGTCGCCCTCATCGTGGTCAGGACTGGTCTCCTAAGGAGTTAGCCCCGCTACCTGCTATTTGTGACGCTAAGGTTCACAACGTCTTTTGGACTGATGTGCTTGGTTGGGTTATTGAACTGTGGGTGCAGGAAGAAAAGATTTTCGTGCAGTATGCTCACGTTGCCCCTGACACTGTTGCTGTGAAGAAGGGTGACATGGTGAAACTTGGTCAGATTATTGGCAAGGTTGGTGGCGGTAAGAACACTAAAAGTGGGTCGGCCAGTACGGGAAGCCATTTACATATGCAGGTGTCGAAGAAGGTTAACGGCCATTTGGCTGCTTACAGCGACCTGATTGACCCTCTAACGCTGTTTGGAAAGAAGAAGTAATGTACCGTTTAAAAGCGATTCTAAAACTTGTGGGCTGGTTTGTTTGGTTCACTGTCGCTTTGCTGCTTGTAACCGTCTCTGCGGGTGCTGCTGTGGGTGCTGTGACTGGCAACTGGATGAATGGTGTAATCGTCATGTTTGGTGGCGCAATGCTGCTGGTATTTGGTGAACTTGGTCGTACAATGATTCGCCGTATGAAGATTATGCTTGAGGACATTCAGCGAGCGTTTATTAAAGCCTCTGACTCTGTTGAGGAACAGGCTAAGAAGTAAAGACTGCCCCTGCTAGTTGCGGGGGTTTTCTTTTCCGTTCTGGTATTTTTCTCGCCGTCTGGCTCGCTTGTCGGTATCTAGTATCCATCGGCGTTCTTCTGCGGTCATGCCACCCCAGACTCCGTATTCTTCTTCTGCCAGCAGCGCATAGTCTAAGCAGTCTCTAACTAGCGGGCAGGTGTCGCAAATAAACTTTGCCATTCTTAGCGAAAGTCTGTTATCTGGTTCTGCGTAGAACTCTTCAGTGTATCCGTCACAGGGCGCACCGTATTTTTGAATTCCTGCATTAAGGGTTCTTTGTGCTTCTTGCACTCTTGCACTTTGTCGTAGGGTTGTCATACACTTACTTTACAAACAAATGTTTGGTAATTGCAAATCGGGAGAGATTATGAATAACTGGGAAATTAGTGAGTTGCCGTCAGCAGTGCTGATTGGTGAGTTTGAGAATGGGTCTGAGGAGTGGCATGAGTTACGTTCTCAGGGTGTGGGCGGTTCGCAGGTTGGTACTTGTCTAGGGCTAAACCCCTGGGAGTCTGCGTTTAGTGCATGGGCTAGGGCTGTTGGTGCGTTTGAGGCTAAAGAGTCATCTTTGGCTATGCGTTTGGGGAACATTTTTGAACCTGTGATTAAGCAGGCTTGGTTGTCTGAGAACCCTGGCTGGACTATTTATGAGACTGGTACTTGGCAGTCGTCTAAGCCTGGCTTTGAGTGGTGTCACGCTAACCCTGACGGCATCATGGTTGATGAGAATGGCGAGTTGCACATTCTTGAGGTAAAGATGTCACGTTATCCGTGGGATGTTGTGCCTGCTCATTATCGGGCGCAAGTGTTGTGGTACATGAACATTCTTGGTATCCACAAGGCTAAGTTGGTCGCTTTGTTTGGCGGTAATGACATTCAAACCTTTGACATTGAGTGGTCAGAGTTTGAGGCCGAAACTAATGTGATGCTGGTGAAGCGTTGGTGGGATTGTGTACTTGAGGAACGTCAGCCTGAGTGGGATGGTTCTACGTCTACTTATGAGATGGTGCGCTTTTTGCATCCTGACATTGACCCTGATGCTTCTGTTGAGTTGGGGCAGTTGGGTGTAGAGTTGTCGTTGGCTCAGACAGAATTTGACAAGGCGGACACTTTTCTGAGAGAGTTAAAGTCTCGGACTTTGGATGCTATGGGGTCTGCGAAAACGGGAACTGTTGATGGTTTGACGGTTGCTACGAGGTCTGCTCGTGGTGGCGGTTTGCCTTATTTGACGATTAAAAAGTAAAAGGAGAAATAAAGTGGCTCAGTTCAATTTGAACGATTATGAAACTGTTGAGGAACGTCACGCTCGAGCGTTAGCGTTGCATCCTGATTTGCGTTGTGTGACTATCAATCACACGACTGCTCAAGATAGAGCGTCTGGTGTGTGGGTTGTTGAGGCTCGTGTCTATTTGGATGCTGCTGACCAAGAAGCGAACTTGCCTAAGGCGACTGATTGGGCGTTTGAGGTTGATGGTCAGGGTATGGCAAATAAGACATCCGCCCTTGAGAACGCAAGTACCTCGGCCCTGGGCAGAGCCTTGAGGTGGGCTTTGGGTGGTTCGAAAGGCCCTAGCCAAACTGAGATGGCTAAGGTTGCGACTGGTGTAACTCCTAAGCCTGCTCGTGCGTGGGAGTCTGAGGCTGAACAGTTAGCGTTGGCTTACAACATTGATGCTTTGCGAGCGTTGTATGCTGAGGCTCGCTCTGCTGGTGTGAACGCTGACGTGTTGAAAGCGATTGAGGGTTGGGCTAATGTCGCTGGAAAGTCCTGATGCAATCATTGGTCGTCTAAAGACGATTATTGAGGAGTCCGCTAAGGGTGCTGACGCTCTCTATAATGCTGAGGTGAATCTGGCTGAGTTGGAGATGAAACTGGATACGGCGTATCAGCAGAAGTTTATTGAGGCTGGTGGTACGGTTGCTGACCGTCAGGCTGTGGCTCGTTTACAAACGGCAGAGTTGCGTTTTGAGGTTGATGTGGCTAAGGCGCAGGTGAACCGTGTTAAGACTAAGATTCGGCAGTTGTCGGATTCTGGTACTTTGACTGCTGTTATGGCGAAGCAACTTGAGTTGACTTGGAAACACGCATGACCCCTAAACAGTTTAAGAAGTATTTGGACAGAGATGGTGGCTGTTGGCATTGTGGGGACGATACAACGGCTGTACCGCATCACAGGGTAAATCGTGGCATGGGTGGCTCAAAAGCCCGTGACGAGCCTTCTAACGTGATTGTGATGTGTTCTATGGTGAATGGTTTGATGGAGTCTGACCCGATTATGGCTGAGATGGCTAGAGAATTTGGTTGGAAGTTAGAGTCTTGGCAAAATCCAGTTGATGTTCCAATCTTTGAGGCAACTTCTGGTGTATGGTATTTTTTACGAGGTTATGAAAAGGTGATGAAATGAATTTTGATGAATGGCTACGTTTTGGTTACGAAAATGGTTGGTGTGGGCCTGATGTGTGCGAAACACATGATGGAGTGCCTATGTCTGACAGTGAAATGGAAGATTTCGAGACTTCCGACCCGTGTATTCACATAGTTCGGTTGTATGAGTCTGTCGAACACAAGAAAAGTGTTGAGGAAAGTCACAGCCCGTCTGTTTGGCGAGCCTCTAACAAGGGCTGGTAGAAGGCGATTTTATGTCTATTGAGGCTATGACGTTAGTTTTGCATCATTCGCAAGCGTCTGGGGCTGCTCAAATGGTTTTGATGGGTATTGCTAACCATCAGGGCGATGGTGGTGCTTGGCCGTCTATTGCTACTTTGGCTAAGTATGGCAAGGTGTCTGAACGCCGTGTGCAGCAGATTATTCGTCAACTTGAGGCGACTGGTGAGTTAGTTGTTCACACTATGGCTGGTGCTGTTACTGCCACTGGTGCAACTAACTTGTATTTCGTGAATTTGGCTTGCCCTGCTGATTGTGATGGCACTACTAACCATAAGCAAGGGGTGAAATCTGGTGCAGATAGGGGTGAAACCCACTTCACCCCAGGGGTGAAACCCACTTCACCCAAACCGTCAATAGAACCGTCAATTAAACCTAATATATCGTCAGATTTCCAAAACTTCTACAACTCGTATCCTCGCAAGGTAGGCAAGCAGGCTGCTTGGAAGGCTTTTGTCAAAGCGTTAGAGATTGCTTCTGTTGACGAAATACTTTCTGGCACTATCAGGTTTGCTCACGACCCGAACTTGCCTGTGGAACAGTTCATTCCGCATCCTGCTACTTGGTTGAACGCTGGCAGGTGGGAAGATGGGCCGTTACCTGCACGTCAAATGTCGCCTGAAGAACGTGAGGCTAAAGAACTGGCTGCGATTGCTCGTAGGCGTGAACTTGACCGTAAACATTCTGAAGAGTTGCGTGAGGCTGACAGGTTGGCTCGTGAAACGGCTAGTGCGCCTCGTTGCGAACACGGGCGCATTATTGCTGCCTGTATGCCGTGCATCAAAGCGGGCAAAGTTTAGGTAGTCTTAGTATGTGGATGACAACAAGATTATTTGTGAGCGTTGTGGGTCGTCTTGGGCGGTTAATCAAGAGAAACGTCACAGGACTGACTTGCAGTGCGCTTCGTGTCGTGCGAAGCCGTCTATCGTCATTCAGTATGGGTCTTTACGTTGTTTACCGTGGAGTGGTGCGTTCGCTGATGATGGCACTACACCAATGTTGGATGGAATCCCGTTTCTGCCAGGGGAACGGGTTTGTGGTCACAAGGATTGTTGCAATCCGAAACATATTGTGGCATAGTGGTATTACCTACTTGAAAGGGGTATGAAATGTCTGGTGAAGTTCGTTTCGCTAACGTTGAGGTTGTTCGCACACACAAGGGCGGTTTCACTGTCGTTGACGTGTTCAAGAAGCGTGACGGTGGTGAAGGCAAAACTTATGTAAAAGTTTGGTCAAACACTAGCGTTGCTGAGGGCGAGAAGGTCACTGTTATTGGTGAACCGTCTGCTCGTATTTCTGAGTACACGGACAAACAGGGTCAGCACAAGGTTGTTGCAGAGTTGCACGTCAACAATGCGGTTGTGTCTGGTCAGAACGCACCGTTCTAATGTTGGCTACGCTAATTATTGCTGTCAATGTGACGGTGCTGATGTTGCTGTCTATAACTGCGACTAACGATGTGTTAAAGTTTTCGGCCTGGGGTTTGTCTGTGCTGTTTACTGTTTCAGTTATTCAAACTATGGTGACGAAACTTTTTGGTCGCCGTTAGTTTTGATGTTGTGGGCAGACCTGCCCCGCAGGGTTCTAAAAAGAGCGTTGGTAACGGCAGGTTTGTTGAAGCATCAAAGTATCTTCCTGCTTGGCGGGCTGCTGTTGTTTCGGCAGCCCGTTTAGCGTATTCGGGTGAACCTATCACTACTCCGTGTCGTTTGCGTGTGGTCGTGTTTTTAGATAAACCTAAAAAACCAAAGTTTGAGTCTGCGCCTGGAGTTATGCCTGACGTGGATAAGTTGGCTCGTGGAATCGCTGATGCTGTCAAGATTGGTGGTGTCATTGAGGATGACGCATTGATTGTGTCGTTAGAGATTGACAAAATGTGGGCTGTTGACAGACCTGCGGGGGCTTACATTCACATTGTAACAATTTGATAACGGTGCTTGACTTTTATGTCTTGGAACAGTTATCTTTTTAGTAAGCCAAAGAAAGGGGCGAAAATGAGAGCAAGAAAATCACA